GGAACTCTAAGGGTTCGATAATGACTTGGCTTCCAGAATGGCGAGTTACAGTAGGTGATGATGTCTATACAACTGTCACCTCTGTTTCTTTTGCCTCTGGTCGCTTAGACATTGATCGTCAGCCAACAGCAGGTTATTGCACAGTAGAAATCATTAACACGACTGGGGCAGAGTTCACCATCAATGTGACAGAGCCAGTGACTTTAGAACTAAAGAACTCCACTGGCACTTATGTGACTGTATTCGGTGGAGAAGTATCAGATTTCAGCATTAGAGTAAGAAGCCCAGAAGAAACAGGCTACATTACTACTGGCACTATTTTAGGCATTGGTTCACTGGCTAAACTAACTAAGGCTGTCTATAACACAGCCCTTGCAGAAGGCTTGGACGGCGCACAGATAGAAACCATCTTAGGAAGTGCCCTAAACCTTAATTGGAACGAAGTCACCCCTACGACTACTTGGGCAACTTACCCTGCAACTACCACATGGAATAACGCTGAGTCTTATATTGGCACTGTGGACGCAGGCGAGTACACCATGATTAACCTTGCAGCCAGCCCTACGACTAAATCACAGAGTTTAGTAGATCAGATAGCAACTAGCGCATTAGGTCAAATCTGGGAAGATCGCTACGGAAATGTCAATTACTCCGATGCTGACAATAGATCTAATTATCTCGCTGCCAATGGTTATACAGCCTTAAATGCGGCTTATGCTAGCCCTACTTCTATCACTTCACAGATTCAGATAGCGCGTATTCGTAACAGCCTTATCTATCGCTACGCCACAGGCTATGGCTCGACCTACAGCACCTCTAGCGCAGACTCTATAGCCGCTTACGGACTGTATGAGAAGTCAAGCGACTCAAACATCAAGAACCTTGCAGACATCACAGACATCGCCACTAGAGAGTTAAGATTGCGAGCCACTCCTAAAGGCTCACTAGGAGCAATTACCTTTCGCTTAGATAATCCGGACATGCCGAGCGCTATGCTTGACAGTCTCATTGGCGTGTTTTTTGGGCAGCCTATGCTAATTAGCAACTTGCCTTCAAATCTTCTCGGTGGAACATTCGAGGGTTTTGTGGAGAATGTAGCCTTGCGAGCCAATCCAACTTATGTTGATATAACCCTCTACATCACAGCAACAGAGTTCTCACTCTCTACCACAACTTGGGAAACAGTTTTACCATCTTCAACCATCTGGACAGGCGTAACTGGTACACTTGACTGGAATAACGCGACAGGAGCAGTAGCATAAATGGCAACATCACCGATATATTCTTGGCCAGAACCGGATAACACCGACCTTGTAAAAAATGGCGCGTTAGCGATCCGCACACTAGGCAACGCTATCGATACCACAATGGGCACAATGGTTGCAAAAACTGTCGTGGATGCTAAGGGTGATCTGATCGCAGGTACAGCAGCCGACACAGTAAATCGTTTAGCAGTAGGCAACAATGGCGAGACACTTGTAGCAGATTCTTCCACTTCGACAGGCTTACGCTATCAAGCACCTGTTGCTGCTAATCCTGTGTTGAACTCAGCCTTTCAAATAGCACAAAGAGGCACAAGTTTTACAGTAAATAATGCGCAACAGTATGTCCTAGACCGCTGGTATGCCTACACATCCAATAACACTACATTTTCACGCCAAGCAACTGGTGACACAACCAATTTGCCGTTTATTCAATACTGTATGCGAGTGCAGCGCAATTCAGGCGCAACAAGCACCGCAACTGTTATCACTTATCAGTCAATGGAAACAATCAACTCAATTCCTTTTGCTGGTAAAACTGTGACAATGAGTTTCTATGCTCGCAAAGGTGCAAACTTTTCACAGTCAGGAAGTAATCTTGCAACATATTTAATTTCAGGTACAGGAACAGACCAAAATTATATGGCTGGATACACAGGTTCAGCGTTTCCAATTAATGCACAACAAGCAACTTTGACAACTACTTGGCAGCGTTTTTCTTATACAGGAACAGTTGCTGCAACTGCAACAGAATTGACGCCTTACTTTGAGTATGTACCAACAGGCACTGCTGGAGCAGCCGATTACTTTGAGATTACAGGTGTGCAAATTGAGGTCGGTTCAGTAGCAACACCTTTCCGCACCAACGGGGCAACATTTCAAGGAGAATTAGCCGCCTGCCAGCGTTATTTTTGGAGAATTACTAGCGGTTCTGGTAACAATTACCAAAAGTTTAGTTTAGGTCAGTTCCAAACCACAACTACTTTTAACTTTATTTTACCTCTAAGAACAAGTATGCGAACAACTCCAAGTATTAGTACTTCAGGAAGTTTTACAACACATCAAGGAACTTCTCAAAAAGGTACTGCCGCACCTACCTTACAAGGTGACGGAAGTGGTCCAGAAGTTATTAACTTGAATGCAACAGTAGCCTCAGCCACCGAAGGCTACGCTGGTTACATTAGAGCAGAAAACTCAACATCAACGTTCATTGACATAAGCGCGGAGTTATAATGGAATACGAAATTGTAGAACAAGAAAATGGAAATAAAGTTATTAAGCGAACAGACGCAGACGGCAAGGTGTGGTGGATACCAACAGACCCAGCAAACTCAGACTATCAACGCTATCTAAACCCAGAAGCGGAACAATCCACACCACCGGTGATAGAGTAATTGCTATGCCTCAATTTCTGCTTCTTTTGGTATCCATAGCAACGCTCATTGTGTGTATTGCTTTCTTTCATTTATGCTATTCAACAAATAAGGTAATAAATGAGTGGAGCGATTTTTGGAAAAACAAAGAAGCGGAACAATCCACACCGATTGTGATCGATGAAGCCAAGACTAAGTAAGGCTGCTGCACAACTTAGGGAACAGTTCGATGACTCATACCCAAGTCGTGACCGCACATCGGATGGCTGGATCGGTGATACCAGACACGCGGCTCGCCCTAGCGATCATAATCCCAATGCTGAAAATTGGGTATTGGCCATCGATGTTGATCGTGATGTCAGTGGAAGGGCTAAGCCCGACCTTATGCCAGATATTACAGATCAGATTCGTCTCTTATGCAAGTCTAAAAAAGAAAAACGCATTGCCTACATTATCTTTGATGGTCGTATCGCCTCAAGCAAAAAGGGTTGGGCATGGCGTCAGTACGAAGGTTCAAACAAACACAATCACCATGCTCATTTCTCGTTTACGGAAGCGTCTGTTAATGACTCTTCTTTTTTTCAAGTACCTATGTTAGGCGGAGAATAATGAATGAACTAAAGACAGCAGCAGGATCTTGGGCGAGAGCCTTTCTAGTGGCAGTCATCTCAATGGCAGCGGCTGGAGTTTCAGATCCCAAGGCACTTATTGCAGCAGGCTTAGCCTCTGTATTGCCTCCAGTACTTCGTTACTTAAACGCTAATGACACAGCACTAGGCATCAAAAAGTAATGGACGCCCTTAACTGGGCGGCTCTTGCAGTTGCAGTCATCACAATCGTTACTGGTTTTGCAGGTTCTATTCGCTGGCTAGTAAAACATTATCTTGCTGAACTCAAACCTAACGGCGGAAGTTCAATGAATGACAGATTGAATCGACTTGAAGGGCGTGTCGAAACAATAATTACCTTACTAGACAGGTGACAATTATCTCATGGCAAGAAAAGCGACCAAGAATCTAGTTGAGCAAGATTACTCAGCACTTGATGCTTACTGCATCGGTATGTATGAGTTCGCTCAAAGTCTAAAGCGAGCAGGCTTTGATGAAGAAACAGTTCTAGGAATCATTGTAGAGCGCTCTGCTTATCCTGCATGGATCTTGCCAGATCCAATCGAGCCAGAACGGTTCGGTGATTACGAAGATGAGGATGATGACTAGCAGCCAGAAGAAAAGGTATCTGGTCATTAGTGACCTACAGATTCCGTATCATCATGAGCAAGCAGTAAAAAATCTAATCAAGTTAGTAAAGCGTGAGAAGTTTGACCTTGTATTAAACACCGGTGATGAACTTGACATGCAATCGCAGTCAAAGTGGGCTAAAGGTACTCACTTAGAATATGAGGGTCAGTTAGATGCAGACAGAACTCTGGCTCAAAACATCCTCTGGGATCTCGGAACGACTGACATCACTAGATCCAACCACACCGATCGTCTTTACCACACTCTCGTTAGAGGGGCTCCTAGCCTCATCGGACTTCCAGAACTCGACTACTCCAACTTTATGGGCTTCT